TTTATGGGCATCATGTAATTCATCAACTTGGAAACGGGCCACAAGTACACCGCAAGTGTAATCCTGAGGGTCAATTATTGTTCTTATATTCATAGTATATTTATTTAATGCAAATGTAGTGAAATTATTTAATATACGTAAATAAAAAAAGGGTAATTTTATTTACCCTTTAACTTATCTTTTAATTTTTGTAGTTCTGGGTTATCACCTAGACTATGTGTTGCGCCTATTTTATTTACGGTTGGTGCTTTAACTCTCCTATCTTTTTTAGGTATAAATGGGTTGTCACCTCTAACTAACCAGGTAATGTGTTTATCACCAACGAATATTTTGCTTATAACCCAATCCTGAAGTGAACTACCCACCCACGGCAGAGCCGATGTGATGGGCTTCGGAGGTCACAGACTCACCTAATGGCAACGCCTTACTCCGTTTTTGTTTTTTATCCGACTGTATTCCACAACCAGATATTATATTTAATCCTTGTTTAAGTATGTTTTTACCTGCATTCAAATCTCTATCGTGAGTTTCATTGCAACTATCACAAGTCCATTCTCTATGTTTCAATTCTAAATCTTGTTTAATCCAACCACAAGAAGAACACGTCTTAGATGATGGAAACCATCTATCTATTTTAACATATTCTTTGTCGTTCCATTTAGATTTATATTCTAACATAGTGTAAAATGTACCCCAACTAACATCTGATATTGCTTGTGCTAATTTGTGATTCTTCATCATACCCTTTACATTATTTTCCATACTACTTTTTTAAAAATGGGATATTACAATCTATTTTTAACTTATTTTTTTGTGAGGTGTCAATTAAATTGACTAAAACGCCTATTTTGTACTCGTAACCACCTTGCGAGGTATTTCTACATTATCTGACTCGACTTTAATATCCCATTGTTTTTTAAAGATATGATAACTATATCCCAATCTTTCTTGTATTTCTTTCATAAAAACTAACTTAAAGTTACAACCTAATTCTTTAAATAATTTATGTTTCATTCTATGTTTTTCAGTTAATTGTCCTTTAACATCAATCCATAAATCTTGTTCTTTTAAATAAAAGTCTGGGGTATATCTAACACCATCTTTTAGTTTAAATAGTTTAGGTTCGTACTCCCATTCAATATTTTCTTTATCAAGTATCATAGCATACATTACTTCAAACCCAGAACGCATTCTAATGAATTTACCATTTTTATTAATACCCCATTTTCTTTTAGAGCAATTAATTGTTCCATTATTTAAACCGACTTTGCTTCCTGTTTTACTTTGTTGTTCTTTTCCATAACAACCACAAGACATAACTTTACTACTAACTAAATCAGCATAAATATTTTTGGTTATATTTCCACAATCACATTTAGTTATATGAAAATACCTCTTAATTTTATCTTTTCTTTTAATGTCAATTATCGTCAGTCTATTAAATTTTTCACCTATTTTTGATAATGCTTGTTTGGGATATTGTTTTCCTTTATTACCAATACCAGCTTTTTTATGAGAACAACCACAAGAAATTAATTTATTATTTCGCATTTTTCGTAAAACAACATCTTTATTTATGTTAATCTCATTACCACAATCACATACACAATTAAAATAAACATAGTACTTTGGTGGTATAGTTTCATCACAACTAACAACAGTTAGTCTACCAAATCTTCTACCAATCCATTTATTTGTATTTTTAGTCATCTATTATAAATAGTTTTATTTTCTACAAAGATACAAATATTATCGTGATTTTAAAAATAAACCAAAAAATCTAATTACATTTCTACAAACCATTCAAAACATTACCTAAAAGCACACATCATTTTAGTTACAAAGTATCGTAAACCATTATTGGTTAATCAACTCAAACAAGATATGTACACAATATTCAACAATATCATAGATAATTCAGATTTTAGCGTAGAAGTATTTGAGTCAGATATTAATCATATACATTTTCTCATCCGTTATATTCCAAGGTTATCCATATCACAAATAGTTCGTAGGTTAAAACAACAATCTACTAAACATATTTGGCAATTACACCCAACATTACTTCGTAGAGAGTACTGGTACAAAAATATGTTTTGGAGTTCTGGTTACTTCGTTTGTTCAATCGGTGAAGCATCCCCAGATACCATTCGTCAATATATTTTAAGTCAAGGTTAATCGTTACCTTTGTCGCTTACATCTCACCCACGCAAAAGCGATGAGTGAGTTTTACGCTCCGTTTTATAAATGATATGTCGGTAACGCCATAAACGTGGTTGTATTAGTCCCTTGTACCGCTAGCTTTCTATCACCGAACAAACTTTTAATAGGTGTTTCAACCTCAACATCTTGGTCCATCATATTGTGTAGGAATTTAAAAAAATTCTCTTTATATTCTTCACTATGCATTCCACTGATTACCTCGTCTATAGAGATTAATTGCTGGTTTGTAATGGCGCATTTAAAGTCACCCTTTGGAGGTAGGAATACTTTACCCACAGTATTAACTGGCAAATATGATTTAACCAAATGGCTTATGAACCCACGGGTTTTCTTATTAGCTAAAAGGTCATCGAATTTCTTAATTATTTCTTTTGGTTCCATAAATTTATGCTTTTAATATTTCTTTAGTTAATTCAGATGCCATTTTACCATCATACTCACCAGCGTAATTTTCTCTTAAATATTTCATGATAGAACCCATATTTTTATTTATTCCATCGATAATACCAGTTGTTATTACGGTTTCCAATTCATCACTTGTCATTTGCCTTGGGACATATTTATTGAGTATGTCCAACTCTAATGAATTAAGGGAATTTGTTTCTAACGAATTTTTAATCATCGCCTTAAATTTCCCAACGATATATGCATCGTCTGGTGTCTTGGTTTCTTTGGTGACCTCGGACTTTAAAAAGCCTAGATAATTTTTGGTTTCCATATCCCTATTTTTATAAGCGGACATGAAGTCTTTATTAATTTTCTCTAATAATTCCATTTATTTTAATTTTAAGTAATAATGATACCCGATATTGTTTTCCATTGTATAATATACCCACTTAACCTCACCTCTTTGAATCTTATCACCCATTTCAATAAATTTAACAGATTTGGAATTAGTACTTATTTTAATATATTTTGTACTATCAACAATTCTGTGTTTATTTGGTTTAGCCTTTACAACAGTTAAATTATCAACTGGTGACTTAACTGGCATCTCCACAACTTTTTTAGGTGTGCTTCTTTTCCTACTTAAAGAGGCCGTTACCTTTTTTTTAGGTGCAACCTTTGTTGTCTTTTTAGTCGGAGGACTTGGTTTAGGTTTCTGTTTGACCACTTTGGTAGTGACCGTTTTACTCTGGTTAACCTTCTTAGGGGCTTTTTTTAAAGTGGGCTTTATTGCCTCACTCATTTTTTTTGTTTTAGTTACTCTCTTCGCCATAGTTAATATTCTATAGCTAATAGTAGTAATTTATTATGAAAAGTAAAGTTTAGTGGTATACACCATCTAAATAATCACTTCTACATCCCATATATTTATTTTTTAATTAAATTTTCAAGTTCCGAACAAGTCGATGTGCTATTGTATAAATTGATTAAAAGTTCTAATTTTAATTGGTCATCTAACGATTCGACCACAATCTCACCAAATTCTTTTATGGAAACACCATCGAAGGCTCTCCTTAACGCTGACCATTCGTATGGTTCGCAAGTTCTAATGTAATCTAAAGTGTCGCTGAACTCATCCCTATCATCTTCATAAAATGGATGGGTTTTTAACTTATTCAATAATAATTCAAAATCTTTTTGAGTTATATTTACCTTGTAATCAACTGTTGTCGATAACGAAGTAAGTACTTCTTTTAATGCAATATTTTCTTTAGACATAATTTTTTATATATTAGCAAATATACTAAAATTTTATTTAATAAGCCAAATAATTTAGCGTATATTTTTATTTTTTAATGGATAAATTTTTGAAACAGGAGACTATACCAATTGTTAAAGCCACAAATAGGATATAGATACTACTAATTCCGTTGGGGTCGTTCAAGACTATTTCAAGATTATATATTCCATGTAATATACTGGATATAATTAACCCACATATAATGAAGAAAGTAAATTTTATCCTTGGATATTTTTCAACGAACCAACCAAAAAGTGATTTGGGCCTTAGGTTTATCATCTTAGCCTTAGCAATAAAATAACCCATATATAACCCAAAGAATAAATGCGCAATTACTGCACTTATTGACCGCCACCCTAGTGTCACAAATGGTAAATCGGACCTACTTGCGTGAAATATATTTTCAACAGAAGCAAAACCTAGTGACACCATACCCATATATACCATAATGGCAATTGGTGCATCATCATCTGTATCGTTAAAATTTAGTTTACGATAATAATAGATTAGTACGAAGGCCAGTAATTTAAAAAATTCCTCGATGAAACCCACTTGAATAAAATATTTAATGTGTAAATGTAGGGTCTTGTCTATAATTGGGTTAACATAGGACTCAGCTAAAACCCCCCACCTAGGATATAAATCAAAGAAGGTCAATAATAGTGCTACCGATAGGGTCCCAAAAAATAAATAATTTAAAGCAATTTTTAAATTAAAAGATTTAAAGGGTAGATTAATAAACAATATTGAACAATAAAATAGTGCTGGTAATATTGAAAGGGAAATTATTAATATTAGTTCCATATTGCTTATTCACTTATTTATTAATCACTAGTCAAATCTATAATTTCGACACCCCAGTCAACGGAATCAAATTCACCCACATTCTTACAAAGCCAACCATAGGCTAAAGGATACTTTGAGGTATCGCTCATCTTACGGTTCTCAATATCAATTTCGGCTGAAACTAATTCATTGTAAATATCTTCTGGTATTTCCAAATCTTTTAAATCAACCTCATAGGTTACCTTAACACTTAGATTATTAATTTTTTTTAACATATTCGATTATTTAAATTTATAACTCTTTTTTTCACCATTTGCTTTACTATAAACTATTTTTTTTGGTATAACGGATATAGCATCATCAAGTGTATGAATATATTTTTTACCCTCACCAGGTTTAACATAAGCTATTGTTACATGGGCGTGGTAGTCTGGGTAATCGCTAGTGAACGGTAATGTTTTAAACTTTTTGTTCATTTTGTTAAGTTCCTTATTTTCCACATCAAACTTAACAACATCAAACCCCTTATCGGCATTATCAAAAATGCTAATTTTATTTAACATTATATCTGGTGCAACCAACTCATCGATTAACTTTTCAACATCCGAATCTGGTACATCATCATGTATACCGTATAAAATGGTTACGTGTGGTTCTGTTTCCCTACCATAACCAGGTTCGTCCTTAGGACCTAAGTATAGGTCTTCTTCACTGACTAGGGCCTGTATTTCTTTTTGTTTTGCTTTACTCAACTCTAAGTAAAGCATAACACAACCATATTTATATTTTTCCTTACCCTCGGTAATTAATTCGGTGTAAATTTTATTTAATTTCATATTTTTATTTTTTATTATTTTTGTTTTTTAACCCAAACAAGGAAATCTTTCATCTTATAGTTGTCCAATAATTTATCTACTGTATTAAATTTTTCACCCAATTCCCTGTGTGTATAAAATTTATGAATAGTTTTATGACACATTCCACAAAGTTCGGCCCTTCGTTTCTTTATTTCTAACCTATCGAACATTCGCTTACACCAATTCTTACTATGAACTTGTTTTGGTATTAAATGATGTGAAGTTAATACTTGTTCTCTTTTACATAATTCACATTTTTCCATTAAAATCCCTCGTATATTAATACATCATTCTCCCAGTCAAAAGATTTTAATATTCTAACAAGTTCAAATACCTCATATTCGTATTTCCAACTAGAGACTATTGTTTTATTTTTTTCATTTAAATCATAAGGTTTACTATACCATTTATCACCACCCCACTCTGTAATCATTGTGTTAGTGTGTTCTAAATGTTTATCGATATCCTCCCCTTTAAGCTTCTCATACCAAGATAATACCTTAAGTCTATAATCTTCTATAAGGGCCAAAATTAATTCCTTTTTAGCTACAGAAAATTCACAATCTGAGTCCGTGAATTTATTGAAAAATTCTGATTTTAAGTCATCGATTGGGAAGTCACAGTATTTACCTAATTCATGAATCTGCTCTAAATCTGGTAACAAAAATCTTGAAAAATAATTATCATCTTCATCACCATATTTTTTTATTAATTCTTTTTGACTTAAATCCTTAACTTCATCATAAGTTGATTTAGGAATTCTGGATAAATAATTTCTATAACCCATTTTAATCTTTTATTAATTTTTTATCTTGCTTTTCTTTTTCTTTCTCCGCATTTTTATTCTTCTCAAGCTCGGCTTGAATAAGGAATTCTGCCCCAAGGGCTTCTTTATATTTAGTTAATGTTGAGATTAAGGTATCCAACTTATACATTGAATTTTCCCTATCATATTCACCATCACTGGTTATAGATAATTTAACAACTTCGGAACAATCCGTAATTATTAAGTTATAATCGACCATTCTTTCAGTTTCCGTTTCTTCATACCAATCACTCCTGATAATATCAGTAAGTATGGAGGCAATTGTCTCTTGCCCTGGTAAATTTAAAAACTCTTTTTTTGAGTATATAACGTCTTTTCTTTTCATATCATTTATTAGTTATAAAGTTATCATCCAAGTATTTGATACATAACTTTGTTAGTTCTTCACCATCAAAATAATCATTATCTGAACCTAATTGAATTAACGCACCCAAGCCATTACATAATGTAGTAATGTCCAACATTACCATTTCCTTAGCGGTACCATTTCCATCCACACCTAAAACTTTATTTTATGGTTTGGATATTTTAATAGATGGCTCTCTATCACTATCTAAATCTATTAATATAATATTTTTCATAATCAAATATAGTATTTTATTATTATTAAATCAAGTTATCAGTAGTGAATTTTAGGTCACTAATGATATTATCAACTATTTCAACTGAAATTAATTGTTCGAAAAAACCACACCAAAAATTACGATGTTGCATTAAATTACCATTATCGGATTTAAGTTTCATACAGGTATCCTTGTACTCATCAACAAACCACCATTTATTTGAATATTTTATCAATTTTAACTCAAGTTCCGAATTGGTTAAAAATATGAACCCAAATCTATATTTAAAAACCAATGTTCTTTGATTGCTAATAAATTTTCTTTTGCTATTTCTAAATTATCCCAAGATAATGTAATTACATCGCTAGTATCCTCCGATGTAAACGAATTACCAGTGGTATATTCTATTTTTATTGTATATCTACCCATTATTTATGTTTTAAAATTATAATTCAATGATTGCATATCAACATGTTGTTTAATATTTTTATCCACATGTTCGGCTGACCATATAATATCCGTATCTCTCCAACTTTTTTGTAAATCAGATTTACTGTATTTATGTGCCTTTGTTATATCGGTCGTATAACCGTTACCACCCTTGGCCCACCACAATATTGAATTACCAACGTAGCTTCGCCTGTCTTGTACATAATATGTATCATCCTCTGGCAAGTTTTTAATGGCAACACGTCTCTCTATATTAACTATTTGACTTCTTTTGACCACTTCCCCATTGGTGTATCTGATAACATCGGATTCTTTACGTCTACGGACCTTAACCGTTAAGTAATCAATATTCTCACCATTACTTAATAAGGTGCAACTATCGTAATCAACAATAGCCCTACTCTTAGCATGACCCCTTGTACCATAATAAATGCAATCATCTTCGTCAACAAAGTAAGGTTCATCTAGATTAGACTTATTTATGCTCTATGCTTTTTCTAATATTTCCATAAAACTTATTTAGATTACAAATATACGACTTTTAAATTATATATGCAATAAAAAAAGTCATAACTTTCGTCATGACTTTGGAGCGGAAAATGAGATTCGAACTCACAACCTTTGAATCGGCAATCCAATACTCTACCGTTGAGCTACTTCCGCATTATTTATTCTAATAGCTTTTACCCCCTTTATATCTTTCTCTCCTACTGTACCTACCATTACCACTATTTAACGCTTTATAAGTAGGGGTCAATGAATGACAATTAGGGCAAAGTAATTTTAAATTATCTAATGAATTATTACTTGAGTTACCATCAATATGTTCTAATTCAATTGGCACCTTACCACTATGGGGGTTAACTTCACGCCAACCACAACCCATACATTTTTTACCATTCTTATAAATTAAATATTTTCTATATTGCCCGACAAATAATGTAGTATCACCTTCTTCAATTTTTTCAAATATTATTTTTCTATTATAATTTTGCTGACAAGTATTATCGCAAAATTTATTTAATACTAAATTGCCACAACCCAAACATTCATTAAGTGATTTTAACCTTAACTTATTATTATAAGTCGCACTACAAGAACGTGAACAAAATTTTTCACCTTTATTTTTTATTTCATTTCCACATTTAATGCAAATTTTAGATTCTTTAAATTTGTATTTGGATAATGTTTCACCCATCTTACCTAATTTATTTCTAATTGCATTATTACCCCTTCCCGTTATTTCACTTATTTCATCGTAAGTTTTACCCTCTTTAAGTAATTTAATACTAAATTTAATTTCCTTTTTACACCATTTCATATTTTATATATAATAAAATGAGCGGAAAAGTCAAGTCGAAATTATAATTAATTTCATTTTGAGCACAAAATCAGATTCGAACTGATGACTAAGCTTTACAAGAGCCTTATTTTTCCAACTAAACTATGTGTGCATTTATAGTCTTTCCTATCGTCAACCTTTGAAAGAGTAGTTATCTCCTAGTGCGAAAGAAGAGATTCGAACTCTCACTGTGGACTTGGAAGGCCCCTGTGCTAACCGTTAACACCACTCTCGCAATTTATGTGTCTCTCCACATCGTCACCCATTCCTTGAATTTCAACCACGCACAGTTATAGGTATCCTTGCGCTAATATTAATTAATTTATATATTTACCATAATTTTTACCAGCGTATGTATCAGTTTGAGAATGACAATTAGGACATAAAAAACGTAAATTATTTAACCGATTATCGTTTCTAATACCATTTATGTGGTCTAACTGTAATTTTATTACTCTATCCATCCACTCACCTTCGTTACCACACCCACAACATTTATATTCTACTATATTTTCACTTATAATTCTTTTCTTTAAACTAGTGTTATTAGTGTATTTTGAATCTTTAACTAAAATTTCAACCATTGGTGTTTTATTTTTAACATTCCTCAAATGTTTACTATTCAACCTTAGCATATGGTCAACATTCAACCCCTCATTATCAATACGCTCTTTAATGCTTTTATGTATTGCACCACTTTTATTTTTATACCCTAATTTACGTAAAATATCCGTAATAGAATCACTATTTTTCACTAACTTTTTAAACTCACTCAATTCAATAGAATTAATTCTATTTTTTTTTAACATTTTTAATATTTAATTATAAATATGATAATAAAAGTAAAAGACCTAATATCTTATACTTTACAGTCCCGCTGCCGTATCCGAACGACTTTCACCCCCAATTTAGTACCCCCAGAGAATTTTGAAATCTCGACTCCCCCGTTAAAAGCGGGGTGCTCTGCCTCTGAGCTATGAGGGCGTTTTGAATGTGTCCACTTTCCACCTATCGGGTCTTTCACCTGTCAAAACGGGTGGTGCGTTACACATTCAATTTTTATTTGAGCACAATGTGGGAATCAAACCCCGTCCTCTGCTTGGAAGGCAAATGCTTTATCATTAAGCTACATCATGCATTAAATGATTTCAATAAATAGATGTATCATGAATTTACTATTTATTTCAAACGCAACTATCCCAAGTCTCACCGAGGCGTTACAGACGTGCTTGTACATTGCACGAATAATCATTTGAACCACCACACGGAAACGAGCCGAGATTTTATCCCTACCAAGGACACGTAATACCATTATACCATGGCGGCAATTTGTTGGGTAATGAGGATTTGAACCTCTCAGTCAATAAACAACACCCTTACGTATGGTGCTATCGATTCACACATCGATAAGTTACCCGTGATAGTTTTTATTAAGTTCAGTTCTATCAACTGACACAGTAACCCCAGTGGGGTTCGAACCCACAACCTTCCCGTTAAAAGCGGGAAGCTACTTCCACATGAGCTTTGAGGTCATTAGTATTGTGGGGCACATAGGATTCGAACCTACTCAGCATACGCATTTGTTTTACAGACAAACCCAACTCTCCAACGTTGGCGGTACCCCATTTAATTTGTCGATAGACCAAGAATCGAACTCAGTCCTTAACCCCCAATGGGTCACATGCTTTCATTACACCATCTACCGTTAGTTGGGGTGGAGGGATTTGAACCCCCAATCTGAAATGGCTCAAAACCACCCGTAATACCATTATACCACACCCCAATATACTTGTTACTCCACCAAGGTTCGAACTTGGGATACGAGAATCAAAATCTCGTGTGTTACCACTACACCATGGAGCAAAAACTTGTAAGGAGAATGGGATTCGAACCCACGACCTCGCCCGTCCAAGGGGCGTAAACAACCTGACCGTTATCTCTCCTTATATA